AGTTCGTGCCGGCTCTGCATCTGTGCCATACGCGGGACCGATTCACTTCGGATGGCCATCACGCGGCATCACTCCGAACCCGTTCATCTACGACGCAGCCGACGCCCGCATTGACGAGATCAAAGGTCTCTACGCCGAACGCATCGACCAACTCATCAACAAATACGACCTCGCATCAGGTAAGCCGGTACGACAAGCGCGAGCAGTACGCGCCACCGCAGGATTCAACGACAAAGGCAACCTCCCAGACGCACTCCTACGCAACACCGCCGGCGACATCATCGGCGGAGTCTACGGCGACAAGGTCGTCAGGTTCTAGACTGTCATCATGGCTCGCGGAATCTCAGTAGTAATCTCAGGCAACGCAGCACCGCTACGCAAAGCCATCGGAGAAGCCAACAAGAGCCTCGGTCAGATGGGCAAAGGCACAACGCTCGCTATGGGAGCCGCAGCCGCAGCAACGACCGCATTCGCAGCGTCAGCAATCAAAGCCGCAGCAGACGACCAGAAACAACAAGCACTACTAGCACGTCAACTCAAAGTCTCAGCCGGCGCAACAGATCAACAAGTCGCATCTATCGAGCGATACATCGACGCAACACAACGATCAGTCGCAGTCTCAGACACCGAACTCCGCTCCGCGTTCCAGTCGTTGACCGTCGCTACTGGCGATCTCACAAAGGCTCAAGACCTCGTCAACGTCGCAATTCAGACGGGAGCGGGAACAAATAAGTCCGCAGCGACAGTCGCCGAAGCCCTCGCGAAAGGTTACGCGGGCAACATGAGAGCACTTGCAACCTTGTCGCCCGAAGTCAAGAAAGCAATCAAAGACGGCGCAACCTTCAACGACGTCATCGGGATTCTAAATCGAAACTTCTCAGGCGCGGCACAAGTCGCAGCGAACACCTACGCCGGCCAGATGGCAATCCTTCGCAACTCAATCGACGAAGCAAAAGAGTCCATCGGTAACGCATTCCTCCCCGCACTCAACTCGGTCCTTCCCGCGTTCAACAAACTTGCCACATTCGCCGGTCAGAATGCCGCCCTCATCGGCGGTCTAGCAATCGCAGTCGGAAGCCTTGCGGCCGCCGTCGTCCTTGTGCGCGGAGCGATGGTCGCATTCCGAGCAGTCGCAACAGTCACGACCGCCATCAACTACGCACTCGCGACATCGTTCACCGCCGTACAAGTCTCCACCGGCGTCGGCATTGTGACCGCGCTTCTCGGCGTCGCCGCGTTCGTCAAGATAAAAGCAAGCATGGACAAGGCAACGCAATCAGCGAACGCCTACGCCGGCGCACTCAAGAACGCCATCACAAGCCAAGAACAACTCAACGCATTCGTCGGACCCGTAGCGACTCGAGACTTCGCAGTCTTCACAAAGATGCAAGAAGGTCTCACCCTTGCCGAAGCGCAAGCGGCCGTCGCAAAAGAACGCGCCGCAGCCGCATCCGAGAAGTACAAAACAAAAGTCGACGGGCTACGCAGCAGTCTCAAAACCGCGCAAGACAACATCCGCTCATACGTCGACGGGATTCGTGACGCCATCGTCGGCACCGTGTCACTCTCTAACGCATTCTCAGACGCATCCAGTCAAGAGAAAGACCGAAGCGACGCCATCACGCAAGCCCTCCAAGATCGGAAGGATGCCTACGCCGAACTCAATCAAGCGAAAGCCAACGAAGACGCCGTCGCCTACGCCAACGCACTCAACAAAGTCGCCGACGCAGAATCGGCAGTCACAAAAGCGCAAGACACCAAAACAAAAACCGCGTCGGCATTGTTCGCCGAACAGATCACCGCCGCGAAACAATTCGGAACGAACCTTCAAGCACTCGTCAAAGCGGGACTCGGCAAAGCGGGACTCGCTCAACTCTTGAACCTCGGACCCGTCGCCGGCAACACCGTCGCAAAGGATCTACTCGCAGGAACGGGAGGTCTCACCATTGGCGGCCTGAACGCCGACCTCGCATCCGTGGCGGCATCTGGCACCGCCGTCGGCATGAGCATCCCCGGCATCTCTGAAGCCCTCTCAGGCACCGTCGGAAGCAACTACAACATCACCATCCAAGCGGGAGTCGGCGACCCCGTAGCAATCGGCAAAGAAGTCTCCGCCGTACTCAACTCCTACGGAGCCAAAACTGGCGGAGTTCCGATGGTTGTCAAGCAACCAAAAGCAGCACCGAAGAAGAAGAAAAGCAAGGCCCGCTAATGGCCTATCCAGTCGCGAAGGTCTACATCGCATTCAATGACGGACCGTATGTTGCATCCCCGACATGGACAGACGTCACGACATACGTCCGCCAGATCAACATCCAACGAGGACGCACAGACGAACTCTCAAACTTCGAGTCAGGCAACGCCACCGTCGTCCTAGACAACCGCTCGCGAATCTTTGACCCGTTCTACACCGCCGGCACCTACTACGGCAAACTCCGACCGCGTCGCCAGATCAAGATCGAAGCGTACAAACCGACCGACCCCTATCCAGTCTTTCGCGGATTCGTGGAAGGATGGCCCGTGTCAATCACCGACGCCGGCTTCGACACAACAGTCACCGTCCAATGTTTCGACGCGCTCGGACTCTTAGCCGACGAAGAACTACCCGACGACATCTCAAGCTCCTACATCCTCAGTCTGTCTCCGCGTCACTACTGGCCACTCGACGACCCGATAGACCCCGAGACGTACACAACCGCGCAACTCAAAGACCTCGGAAGCAGTCCTCAACCGTTGAGACCGTTCGGTACATTCCGCACCGCCAACGGCCCCGGATTAGCACCCGCACTTCCGAACACTTGTCTCCAAGTATCTGAGTCAGAGTTTCAGTCGGCATGGACATTTACAGGATCAGCAATGGCCGCGACCGTCTCGACGGCGGTCGGATGGTACATACAAGGCACCGGGACGAACTTCATCATTCTCCTATACTCGCTCTCTCATCAGGTGGAATACATCTACGACGTAGACCTAGACAAGAGCACCGTCAACATCTACGACGGAACAACGCAACGATCCTATTCAGCAACGACCTACCTCGACGCAAACATTGCTCACCACGTCGCCATCGTCGTCAACTCGAACGCAACACTCAACACGCTCTACATCGACGGACAAGCCGTCACGACATCATTGACATCGACCGCATTCGCCGTCTCTGGCATTACCGAAGATCTCCAGACTGGCGCAGGTCGCAAACAACAACTAGCAATCTTCACAACGCAACTCACCGCCGAACAAGTAAAAACTATCTATCGACTCGGACGCGGCCTTCTCACCGAAGGCACCGTCGCACGATTCAACCGTCTCATCGGCTACACCCCATTCCCGTCGGCACTCACGGCGACACCATCGGCGTCATACTCGGCAACACTCGCCGAGATCTCAACCGGCGGACCGCCAGTCACCGAAGAACTCCAGACAGTCGCCGACTCTGAAGGCGGCAACCTGTTCGTCTCAAAGAACGGCACACTCACACTCACGTCACGGATGGCCATCTTCGAGGGAACAAGCCTCACAAGTGAAGCGACATTCGGTGGAGCAAACATCTCAATCGGCACCGAGATCAACTATCGACTCGACTCGAGCAACCTTCGCAACACACTCGCCGTCGGCTACTCCGGCGACGGCTCAACCGAAGTCTCCAACTCTGCAAGCATCACCGCATACGGCACCGCCGGCGGATCATGGAGTACACAACTCTCCACCGTTGACGATGCACAGACACTCGGGAACCTTCTAGTCGGCTTCTCAGCAACGCCGGCCGTCGTCATCGACCCGATCGAAGTCAACGTCGCCGCCAACGACGACGACTGGAACCGTGTGCTCGGCTTGGAACTACTCAACCGCATCACACTCAACATCGTCCAGAAAGTCGGATCCACACTTACTTTCTCGCAGATCCTTCAGTCGATCACGCACACAATCACCCCGTCGCAATGGTCGACAACAATCAACGGATCCGTCCGTTTCACGAATCCATTCATCATCGGAACTAGTCTCATCGGTGGAACCGACCTCATCACATAGGACACACATGGCAGTCAAATCAAACTTTACGGACGGCACAGCCCTCCCCGCATCAGACATCAACACATACCTCACCAACGGCGGCCTCGTCACCATCGCGTCAGGAAGCGCAACAGCAGGAACGCTTATTATCACTAGCGCATTCTCGTCAACGTACGACAACTATCGACTAGTCCTTCACGCCATCGGAAACAATGGAGCGGAAATCTCAGCACAATTCAGAGTAGGAAGCACAACATCAGCAACAGGGTATAACTGGGGATTATGGGGTTTGCTTGAAAATGGCACAGTCTCAAACTATGCAGCAACAAACCAAACATTCCTAACTACCACCTATGGAGTCGGCTCATTCTGTGCGGACATCTTCGCCCCGTTTCTTGCTCAAGAGACATGGTATGCAGGCACTCAAGTCATGAACGTCGTCGGAACCGTTTATCTACGGCAAGTAGGCGGAAGACACACACCCGCCACCTCATACGATCAACTCGTCATTACTGTGCCAACATCGGTCACAATTCGCTACTCACTAATGGGATACCGGAGATCGTAATTCGTGGATACTGACTACATTCTCACCATTCACGACGCTCTAACCGGCGAGATCACAACGCGCCCTATGACCGACGAAGAAATCGCACAGATGCCAATCGGCGTCGATACTTTCGATAACGAAGAACCATGATCCGCCGACTCCTACCGCTATTAGGAGTCGCCATCGCAATCACACTCGGAGCACAGACCGCCAACGCGATCACCGACGGACTCACCGTCACCGGCTACAACATCACCGAAACACCACCATCAAAAGACACGTCCACCCTTCAGCAATGCGGCCAAGAAACCGCACCGAACATCAACATCGTCTACGAATACGACCCCATAGGGCAATGCCCCGACGATCTCTTTCTCGCCCACTATCAAGGCTTCCTCACACTTCCCGCCGGCACTAACACCGTCCGATTCTGGCTTGCAGCCGACGACGGTGGCACCATGAAGATCGGACTCGACGAGTTCGGCGACTGGACCGACAAAGGATGCTCAGCCGTCGAGACCGACACGCTCACACTTCCCGACAACGTGCCACTCATCCTCGACGGATGGTTCTACGAGAACGGTGGCGGCACTTGTTTCATGTTCGGATGGTCACTCAACAACGGACCACTCGAGATCATCCCGCCGAGCGCGTTCACTTCAACAATCTCTCAACCCGCCACAACAACCACGACCCTCGCACCCTCAACCACAACGACGAACACAACCACAACATCCACGACCACAACGTCGACAACAACCACGAGCACCACCACAACAACCGCAGCACCCCAGACGACGACGCCGGCGACAACCTCAACTCAAGCTCCGACAACCACGACAGTCAAGACGACCGCACCGAGTACAAGCATCCAAGAGACAACAAGCACGACATCGACTGTCATTGTTGCGACTTCTTCCAGTAGTCCCACGACAACATCATCACCGCAAACGACACTCCCGCCGACAACCACAACAACAATCTCATCGACTACGACAGTACCTTCCGAGTCTGTCACTCCGATCTACACCGAAGCCGAAGCCGTCACAATCGCTCTCAACCCTGAAGCAGTAGCGCAACTCACCGCACAAGAAGCCGAAGCAGTATTCGACACCATCAACCTCGACGACTTGACCGAAGCACAAGCAGACGCACTCGTGGCGGCCGTACAAGAAGCACCGACGACCGTGCGTGAAGCATTCGAGGACAAGATCAACGTCTTCGCCGGCGCAACCGACTCCTACATCCCACTTGGCTCAACCGTTCCCGTATCAACACGGCGCGTCGTTATCATCACAAGCACACTCCTAGTCGCCACCCCAATCACCCGCAGAAAGTAACCCCGATGCGATTCATACAAGACAACATCTGGACATGGGCCGGCACCGGCCTGGCCCTCATCACGCTCTCAGGAACAACACAGTCGAAAGCCTTGCTTATCTCTGGAGTAGCGGTGCTAGTACAATGCGTACTAGCCCTCATCCTCAAGGACGACGAATGAAAAACAAAAACAATCTCGACGCACAACTCCGCTTCATCGTTGGATGCGTCCTCGCATTCTGTCTCGCGTCGACAATGCTCATCGTCCTCGGCTCGCTCGTGTGGGTAGATCAACCGATGGAACAATCGCCGAACGATGCCGCGTTCTTTGAACTCATCACACCGATCGCCACGTTCCTCGTCGGCTCGCTTTCTGGCATCATGATCATCAAGCCGAAAGACCCCGAATGAGCAACACTCAGCGTCCCTATACAGGCTTCGACAAAGTCGGCGACAAAACACACCCCGCCGCCGCGAAACTTGCCGACCTACTCAAGCGACGCCACAAGATGACCTACATGGGAGGACTCTCTGTGCGTGTCATGCGATCCGCGCCGGCCGCAATCCAAAAACTCGCACCAACCGACCCGCGCTGCAAGCCCTACATGAGCGTCCACGCAAGCGGTCGAGCAGTCGACGTCGGTCTAGAAGGCGACCCGAAAGAAGTCGCAGCGAAACTCACAGAGATCGCCGACTACCTTGTCGCCAACGCGACCGAGTTCTACCTAGAAGAAGTACATCAGTACTCATGGCGCAACCCCGCAGCCCCAAAAGGCTCAAAAGTGTGGGGACGTGGATACCGATGCAGCCGAGCCAAAAAAGACTCGGGATGGCTCGCGTGGGACGCCAAAAACAACGGAGGCACACCCGGCGGACTCTGGATACATTACGAGGTCTCACCCGACGCCGACCCGGTCGCACTCGAGGCCCACTTCCGAGCGACCAAATAAATCTCGCGCGTCGTTTCCGCTTGGAACAGGAAACGAACAGCGCAACGCCGGCGTCACCCTTCCGCCGGTAGGACGATCCATCTACTGTCACGGGTGGATCGTCCACGTCTCGGATGAGGTTCTTGACATTGGCGTCGAGGTTCGTCATAATCACATGGCTCATCCAAGCGAGCAACAACCGAAGGACAAACAATGCCCACAGACGACACAGAACAAGAACTCCGCAACATCGCGTCCGCGTTCTACCATCCAGACGCCGAAGTCATCTCATCACGAGAAGTCAACGGACGCCGGCTCAACTATGTCGGCCACGCCCACATCACTCGCATCCTTCTCGATGTCAACCCGTTGTGGTCGTGGGAACCGCTCGAGATT